CAAGAGCGAGGTAGGGATTTACCAGAGTGCTATTGGTGATGTCCGTGCTAATCTTGTCGTATAGTTGCGTTCCTGTGTAGTTTTGGATGTGTATCTCCTGTGCTATCTTGATGAACTGAATAAACTTGTCCGTGTCCACGTTACCGCCAATCGCGGTGTTGCGAACCAAGTCCTCTCTTTTAATAAATAATGCCGTTGCCATTTCTTATCTGTATTTTAATGAGCCTCTTGATGATGTGTCAATGGGTCGTGTTTGTGCAGCATCCCATCCGTTAGGAACGAGCTTACTGGTAGGTACCCCTTCTTTGATTGCCTGCTCGGTGCTTACGAGCTTATCATTGTCCAGACCTTCGTTGGGTAGGAACTTACCACCCTGCCGCTTGCGGAAGTAAACCAAACGCCTCCAAGCGTGGTGGCAGAACGCCCCACCCTTCCACTTCCAGATAGAGTACACGCTCTGACCTTCCGGGGCAAACTGACCATTCTCTCCGCTAAAGCTCATCATATCTATGTCCTCCTTGCGGAATACTGTTCCTCCGTTTGCTGCTCCTACCATCTCACGGCAGAACTCACGGGAGTTGCTGCTGATGTTACGGGTGTAGGCATAGCGTATCTTGTAAAGTCCGCTATCAGAGGTGCTTTTGTCATCAGCATTGCTGAAGTCCTCTACGGCAAAGTTGTACTGGGTAGCGAGGTGGGTGTCCTCGTTATCTGGGTCGTTGACTACCTCATCGCTGATGAGTTCCCATTCTTCTAAATCAACGACCTCACCCTTTCCCCGCAGAGCATCTATCCACTTATGCTCATCATCTTTGGAAAATTCAGGCACTTCGCTTTTGAACTTGTGTGACTTCATCTGTGAGATGATAGCAGAGGAGTTGCCCTTAAAGAGGGCGTTGGCAACCTGTGGGTCGAACTGAAGCATCTGCACCAAGAACGTGATGGCTTGGTCTACCGTTAGAATGCCATCTTTTACGCTCTGCATAATCTGCAAAGAGCTTGCAATCTGCGCTCCGTTGTATGATGCCTCTTTTTGGATTAGCTCCTCGTTGGCTTCACTTACCTGCATTGGGTTAATATCTTCTGTTTTAACGCCTGTTGCTTCTTCTACCACCTCTGCATCTTGTACCTCCGTTTCGGTGAACTCTAAAGGCTGAAGGGTCTTAAAGTACAAGTTGAGGCTGATGTCGTTGTAGGCCAAGATTTGGTCTATGCCGTCAATGATAATCTGTTGCTTGGGTCTGATAACGATATTGTCAAGCAGCACCGATGCGGTCATCAATTCATCGGCATTATTGCCAAAACCTGTGTTGTCCTTGATGCCCAAAAGCAAAGGGCTTACAATACGATGCGACACCAATATCTTCTGCGTTGCTTCAGCACTCAAGAACTGATACTGCTCCGCAGCATCCGATAACTGCACAGGGTCAACCGTTGCAGCAAGTTCTTTGTTATCATTGAAAGCAAGGATAAACTTACCAGAGTTTGAACTACCGCTAAACTTTGTGGCAATCTGCTGCTCAATAGTCCTGCGCTCCTCTTCACTAGGTACTCCGTTGTTGAAGTTAATCAGCATAGAAGGCGCAAGGCCGTTCTGAATGTTGTTGATGTGGTAGTTGGCAATCTCCTCCTCAAGCTCTGCGTATGGAAGTCCGCCTTGATAGTCAACGGGGGAGTAGTAGTAGAATCCTGCTCGGTATGGTTTGATGTACAGAATCTCCAAACCCTCTTTGCTCTTGCCAAAAGCAGGTATGCGCACAGGTGTCTCTCTCCTGCTTGCTACCTCTCTCCAATCCTTTGCGTAGTAGTACGCCTCAATCTCTCCGTCTTCGTTAGACCTTGCGGCTCGTAGCGTCTCCATCGGGATATGCTGCACCTCTACAATCATATTGTGGTCTTGGGAGTACACGACCTGCAAAGAGCATTGCCCCATCATAACGTAGTCCGCAACAACCTTCTGCATATTTGACTTGGTGAACAAGCCACGCATTGCTGCGTACTCGCTTGGCTTCTTGGCAGAGTCCGTTGCATCCAGTCCCTTGCCAAAGGTCAAATCCATCAAAGAGTTGAGGATGGCGTTGTTGGTAGGTGAGCCGTTGTACCTGTCAATTAAGTACCCGAAGTAGTCGTTGTTATCTCCGTATTCTACGAAGTCCTTCCCCTGCACCTCTTTTACAACAGGCGTGGTGTAGGAACTGAAGTTCACAACGTGAATTTTAGATGATGATGTACTCATTGTTGTAGCTTGTTTCTTCGGTGTAGACGTTTTGGTTCACCGTAAATTTGTCGAAATCAGTTTGTGAAGTTACAAAGACTCGGTCTCTGTATATTAGATTTCCCGATGCAAATACATTCAAGCCATAGAATCTATTGTTGACAAGGCTAAACGTGCCTGTAAGGGTCATAAAACCATTAGCAGAGGCAAGCGTGACCGCAGGCGTGGCGGTAGTGTTTGTTGATTCATCAATCAAGGCAATCGTAACGCTCGCAGGGAACTCACGCGGTATGATTACAATGGCTTGTGGCGAGGCTGATACTTGGAGAATATGCATCTTAAATAAATAACCTTTTACTTTGGATTTGTTTGAAAATAGAAAAGGGGCTTGCGCCCCCTTAACTATTTTACTACGTTAGTAGGATATATTACAAAACTAATTTTGCTTTGCCAACAATAAAGCCTAAATCGCTTTCGGCAGAACCTGCTGAACGACTCATCATATCAATAGCTGCGGTCGCTTCTTTCAAATCAGGGATTGCAGAAACATCAATGCCAAGTTCTTTTGTCATTTCAACTGCATTGATAAATGACTTTTCATTAGCCTTTTTTAAGTTTTCAACTTTTTGAAATAATGCCGAAGCATTTTTTTCCATTTCAACTAAAGCCTTTGCCGCTGCGTATAATTGAGTGCTACGTTTGTCAACATCGCCAATCATTGTTTCGGCTTGTTTCATTAACATAGATGCCTCTTTTAAGTATGGCGTAAATGCACTTGCAAGTTCAACTTTAATTAGTTCAAAATTGCGTCTGTCCTCACCAATCTTGGCGATTTTAGCGAATATGTGTTTGCTCATTTTATTTGTAAATATAAGGGGGCTTGCGCCCCCCTAATTCATTTACGAGTTCGTACCTACAACAATCGTGTCAGTTGCACCTGCAAGCCCTGCGAAAGGATTGGCAGTAGTAGCACCGTTGATAAAGTTGGCAGGCATTGTCTCCTGTCCTTCCATTGTCAAAGTGTAGCCTGATAGATCACCCATAGCAGCACCCGTTACAATCGTTCCACCCGTTACTTCAGCACCGTTGTTCATACCCATAAGGAATGCGTTGCCGTTGTAGTCTTGCACCACAACATAAGGCCGACCATAAGCAAGCAGCTTCAATTCTTTGTTGTCCTCCTTTGTGAGTTTGGTCAACGTCAAATTCAAGGTCTGCGTGAAGAAGGTTGTGCCATTATCACGGCTTGAGTTAAAGGTTTGCTCAAAAGATGAGTTGCCTTTCACAAGGTATTGGTAAGCAGAGAATGTACCGCTGATGTTGGTAATCTCATCGTTGGTGAGGGTAATCGTACCCAAGTCACCGAAGTCTACAAAGTACACGGCACGGATGCCACCTACTACGTCTTTACAGGGAACTAATCTGCCTTTAGTTAAATCACACGCCATTGTTTCTTTGTTTTATTAGAATTAAAAAAGAGGGCGAGGACATAGCCCAAGCCCCCTCTTGATTTACATTAGCTCGGATTAAGAGTAAAGGACTACGTCTGCTCCGATGCCGTACTGAACTCCTGCGAAGAAGCGAAGGATTACGCGGATGTTGGCACTTCCGTCAAGGTCAGCCATATCAAGTACACGCACTTCGTTGCGCTCATCAGCCAATCCTGTTCCGAAGAATAGGTTTGAAGCTTCAGCAGCAACCATCTTGTTTGAAGGAAGACCGTTTGCCATAGCAACGCGGATGCCATCAAAGTACAAGTCTCCGTTGCCGTACCACATTGTGCCTTGATTGTCAACACCATTTGCTCCAAGACCCGAAGTTCCGAATCCACCAAGAGCGCGGACATAAGCCTTTGCTACGTTCTGTGGGACATAGATAGTCAAGTCCTCTTTGCCGTAAAGGGCAGAAGGGATAGCATCAGCAACTTTACCAAGCTCTGTGATTACGTTTGCAGCAGTCACGGTGGTAGCGGTTACGTCAATAACATCAGAGTCAGCAGTCATCAAAGAAAGGAATCCGCTAAACTCACCTGCACTTGCAGCGTTTCCGTTCCAAATGTTCTGCTCAATCTTTTGGGCAGTCTTTGAAGCAACGTGGGCGATAAGGAAGTCAGCAAAAGAAGCAGGGATGCTATCGTAAGCAGAGAAGCCCATTTGACCACCAATCCAAGATGAGTAGTAGTCCTTCTTGCAAAGCTGCAAGTTTACTTGAAAAGGCTCAACCGCAAGAACGCGGTCGGTCAAAGTCAAGGTAGAAGTTGCGTCAAAGTCGCAAGTACCATCTTTTACTATGTCGTTAGTAGCAACCTTCTGAAGGGTTGTTTTGTAGTTTACGTTTGGAAGAATCTCAATGAGTCCTTTGTCCAAAGTGTTAGCAGATAGTAATGCGGCAGAAATATATTTCGAGGCAAAAATACCCGCATAATTTGTGCTTATCGAAGTGGTCGTAGCCATTTGATTTTCAGTTATTTATGTTATTTATTAATTCGTGCAAGGACTCGGTCAATCGTTTTTTGTGGGCGATTGGTACTCATCTTTTGGACTTGCTTTGTTTCGGGGTTGTGCTTGATGGCTTTCGCAGCAGGTGCGGCAG